CCAAGATGCATTAGCTGGAGCATATGTTATGCCTCCGATACCTGGCCTATATAAATGGATATATGATTTAGATTTAACTTCACTATACCCATCAATTATCATGACTTTGAATATATCACCAGAAACTAAAGTTGGTGTTGTAAATGGTTGGGATGAAAAATGTTTATTAAAATCAGACCCAATAGCAGTTAATATTAATGGCAATGCTGTTGATGACATAAAATCATGGTTAAAACAACACAATTATACTATTGCTAGCAACGGAGCTGTTTATGATACGTCTAGACGGGGGTTCTTGCCTACCATTCTAGAAAAGTGGTTTGACGAACGTGTAAAATTTAAGAATAAACGTGATGAATTTGAAGTAGGATCTGAGGATTATAAGTTTTATGATGCGTTACAGCTTACTCAGAAAGTATTGCTTAATTCATTTTATGGTGTTTTAGGATTAAAGACATTTCGTTTTCATGACTTAGACAACGCAGGAGCAATTACGGCAACAGGTCAAAGTGTAATCAAATTCTCAGCTCATGTTATTAATTCATATTATAAAAATGAAACTGGTAAAGATCATTTTATCAATGCAAATGGTAATAAAGCAGAATTTAGTTTTTATACTGACACGGATTCTACATTTGTTAGTTCGTTGCCACTTATAGAAAAACGATATCCTGATTTTGATGAGACTAATGAGCAATTCATGATTGAAAAAACTAATGAAATAGCTTCTGAAATACAAAATCATGTAAATGTAATGTATGATCAATATGCTGCAGTATTTCTTAATACGATAGATCATCGTTTTCAAATAAAACAAGAATATGTTGCAAAATCTGGTCTTTGGATTGCTAAAAAGAGATATGCTCAATGGGTAATATTTAAAGAAGGCAAACCTACGGATAAATTGGATATAAAAGGAATGGATGTAGTTCGATCTAGTTTCCCTACCGATTTTAAAAAGATAATGAAAGAAACATTATGGTATATTGTAAAGGAAAAAGATAAAACTAAAACTTCTGACTTAATATTCAATTTTAAAGAGTCTATACAAAACTCCGAAATATTAAATGTAATGAAGAATACTGGAGTTAAAGAGATATCTAAATATATTAAAGGTCGAAAAACATTTACCGGGTATCTTAAGGGTACACCAGCTCATGTAAAATCTTCAATTAATTTCAATGATATGTTAAGCAGATTAAAAGCTGATGCAATTGATATTAAAAATGGTGATAAAATAAAATGGGCTTATCTAAGAAATAACCCATATGGATTTGAAACAATGGCATTGCGAGGTTATGATGATCCACCAGAAATAGTTAAATTTGTTGAAGAATACATTGACAGACAGAAAATGTTTGAAAGTGATCTTCAAGGAAAATTAGATGACTTTTACGCTGCAATGAATTGGGGTAAATTACCAGAAAATAATACAGTGAATAAATTCTTTTCATTTGGAAAATAGTAATAATTTTACTATAATAAATAAAAAAGTTATATATGTACGGTAAAGATCAATGGCGCGGAAGAGAAGTAGAAGGCAGATATTCAGATATAATGACCTTCTTTGTAAGAGATTTAAATCATAAAGACTTAGATTTACAAGAAAAAATGAAAGGATGTCATGGATTAGACATATCTGATGTTAAAGACTATCCTCATTATTATTTTACAATTGAATACATGAAAAAATCTATGAGAGATGATATGTATCTTTCAACTATTAGATGGATTTTAGATAATTCTAATTGTGCAGTTACCATTGAAGCTAGTGATGATACTATTACTGCAATAACACCAGATATATTTAATAGATGCCATGTTATCTATAGAATTAGTGATGTGTATCTTGAAATGTTAAAAGATACTGATACGTTATCAATCGATGCTGGTTGGTATAGAGTGCATCAAGTAACAAAATGTAATATGATGGAAATGACACCTGACAGTTATAAATTTGACGAAGAAATATGATAGGAATAATTGCAGGTAATTTTGATGTAATACATCCAGGGTATATTCATATGTTTAATGAATGTAAAGAGTATTGTGATCATTTTATTATTTTACTTCATACTGATCCAACAATAGAACGACCTGAAAAGTGTAAACCTATATTATCTATAGATGAACGTATTGCAATATTAAACTCATTGAAACAAATAGATGAAATACAGACATATACTTTAGAATCTGAACTATATGAATTATTACAATCAATCCCAATTAATGTTAGATTCTTAGGAGATGATTATAAAGATAAATCATTTACGGGAGATAATTTACCAATTAAAATACATTATATTAATAGAGATCACAATTGGTCCACAACTAAATTTAAAAAATTAATAGCAAATGAAGTATTCGGTAGTAGTAACATTTAGTATAGAAGGATTTCATAATTGGCCAGAAGCTAAGGATATATATCCAGAAGTAGCATTTTTATCTGATAGACATAGGCATCGATTTGGTTTTAAGTGTCATGCAAAAGTAGAACACTCTGACAGAGATGAAGAGTTTATTTTAATGAATAGACGACTTAAAAAGCAGCTTCGTACTAATTTTGGTGGTAATATATTAGAGTTTGGTCGTATGAGTTGTGAAGATATTGGAGAATGGATATTAGATAATAATCCAGAACAGCTATACAAAGTAGAAGTATGGGAAGACTGGGAAAATGGAGCAATAGTAGAAAGATGAGAAACTTATTTTATTTTGGTTTAGAACCACTAAAAGCTAGATATACATATCAGCTATCAAAAGAATGGATGCCGGCAACATTTAAGCCATATGCAGACCAATTAGAATTTATAGATATTGAAGGCGACTTTGATCCAGATCAGCAGATAAAGATTGGTGCAGTATTAGATGCAGTTGGCAGAGGTAAATTTGCAATGAGTCAATGTGCTAATTTCTTAGATATGTTAAATAGAGATGAAGTTAAAGATGGCGACATTATATTTCTTCAAGATTATTGGCATCCGGGTATTGAGTCTATATTATATGCAATAGATTTGTATGGTATTGATTTAAAAATATATTCAATGCTTCATGCACAAAGTGTAGATGAATATGACTTTACATATCCAATGAAAAATTGGATGCGAGGATTTGAGTTAGGCTTAGACAAACGAATGACTGGTATATTCGTAGGATCTACTATTCATAAAGAACAATTAAGACAAGCAGGATTTGAAGCACCAATTCACGTTGTTTCCTTGCCACTTCATTGTGAAATGGCGTTAAATAAATATCCAAAGTACGATCCACTAAAAAAACGTGAAAATAAAGTAGTATATTCTAGTAGATTAGACAAAGAAAAGAATCCATTCTTTATGCTTGAAGTTGCAGAACACTTTCTTGATGATCATCCAGGTTGGGTATGGCACGTTACTACTTCTGGAAAGGAATTTAAATCGTCACTTCCTGATGTATTAGATAGAATGCGAGAATTAGAAAAACGACAACCTAGATTTGTTTGTTTGCAAAATTTAACTAAAGAAGAATATTATCAAGAATTAGCAACAGCACATATACAATTTAATTCAGCTTTACAAGACTATGTTTCATGGACTGTATTAGAAGCAACATTATTTGGTTGTGATGTAGTGTATCCAAATTTTAGATCATTTCCTGAATTTATTCCTCAATCAAAACTATATCAACCATTTGATGTAAATGATTGTCTTAATGTATTTAAAAATGTTATTGAATCAAGAAATAATTTTGAGACAATACGATTTCCGATAGTATCTGATTTAGGTAGGAGAATGGAAGCATATATTATTGCAAATGATCATAGTCAAGAAATTAATGTTTGGCACGAAGAAGCATATTGTAACAATTTATTAGAAAAGGAAAAACATGGATAGAAAAGAGTTTTTATATATACCATCACTATCAGCAGGTAGTATGGTATCAGCATTCAAGAAAAATACTAAATTTTCGGATGGTACCACAATGCGATTCTTTGCAAAAGAATACCCAGACAAATGGAGACATCCTAATTTCTTAGTTACTGCGGGACATCACTATAAAAAAATGGATTTTAGAGATCAATTAGGTTTAGATGATGGCACATTTGTATTTGGCGATTCAGGCGGATTCCAGATTGCAACCGGTGCTCTTAAATGGGATGGTACAATACGTGAAAAGATATTTCATTGGTTAGAAGCTAATAGTGATGTAGCAGCAAATTTAGATATACCACCACGTGTTACATTTGAAAATCGATTTCAAGATTCTATGGATATATCATTTGATAATTTTAAATATTTTGAGAAACATCAAAGTGGTAAAACTAAATTTTTAAATGTTATACAAGGAACATTTAGTGAAGAATATAAAGAATGGTATCATAAATTTAAAGATTTTGACTTTAAGGGATGGTGTATTGGAGGCCCTAAAAAATTAGTAGACTTCATGTATGTTATTGCTTTAATGTTACAAGAACGTGAGTTTGAAAAAGAACATGTAGAATATATACACTTACTTGGAATAAGCAAGATATCAGATTTCTTTATATTAGCTACATTGCAGGAACTATTAAATAAAATGACAAACAATCGTGTCCAGTTAATGTCAGATTCATCTTCTCCGGGACAATATCCAGTATATGGAACATATCTTCATTC